AATGATATTGAAATGGGAGATAATATGTCCGTTAAAACAGATGAAACACTAATATCAAATGTAAAAAAAGAAAATCCGTATGTTGAAATAAAAAAAGTTATTGAACATTTAATTGTAGAAACTGAAAAAAAATCTCTACAATAATTTATTTTAATATTATTATTTTTTATAAAAAATAATAATTATAATTAACGAAGACGAAGTACAAGATGAAGAGTAGCTTCTTTTTGAATATTGTAATCCGATAACGTGCGACCGTCTTCAAGTTGCTTTCCAGCAAAGATAAGACGTTGTTGATCAGGTGGAATACCTTCTTTGTCCTGAATCTTAGATTTAACATTTTCAATTGTATCTGATGGTTCAACATCAAGAGTAATTGTTTTTCCTGTAAGCGTTTTCACAAAAATTTGCATTTTATATAATAATAATTATTATTATTTATTTAAATTTGTTTCATAAATATTTTATATGTAAATTCACTACTTTATGGTAACAAACATTGGATTCATAATTAGTTTGTTGCTATGGACATAATTATCCGTTGTTGTTTCGGTTTTGTCAGGGTGTATTTTCGCCGAAGTTCTTTGTTGAGATTTAAAATAAATTTCAAAAAGAGATATTACTAAAAATATAATACAAAATAAGGTGAATAATAAGCCAATTATAAATAAAATAAGGTAAACATTTCTCTCCATTTCATTAAATAAAAATAAATTATTAAATAAGTTTAATAAATTATTTAATGATTAAATAAATACATATTTTAATTGAATTTTTAATTGAAAGGTTAAAACACCAATAAAATTAATTGGAGTAAGCGAGACCTCCCATACCACTCATGACGCGAAGGACATTGTAGTTGGTGGCGTAGACGCGGACCTTAGCGGTAGCGGAAGCAGCGATGGCAGCGGCCGAGACAACAAGCTGAAGGGTAGCGTTGTCAATGCGGGAGAAATTGCACGTTCCGGAAGGCTGGTGCTCCTCGGGGCGGAGGGCGAACGAGTAGACGTTAATACCAGTGTCGGGGTGGCGGGTGTGGTGCTGGAAAGGCTGAACGAGGTCGAAGTAAGTTCCTTCGCGCTCAGAGAAGCGATCCTGACCGTTAAGCTGGAGCTTGGCGGTAACAACGGGGTTCTCACCCCAGCAGTGCATCTTGAGGGCAGTCTGCGAAAGGACGAAGGCACCGGCATCCGAAACACCGTTATTTACGGATTGACCAAAGGCTTTGGAGAGGTCTGCAACAGCTGCGGCAGAGAGGTCGCCACCAGTGGAGCTACCGGAACCGGCAAGAGCGTCATTGAAAAGTCCGTCACCATTTACAACCGATGTGTTCGACGAGTTGGCGGTTCCGAGCTGAGCGCTCGAGGAGAAAGCACGAATCGAGTTGGGGAGAGCATCAACGGCATCGGTGTAGTTGAAAGGCTGGGCGCCGAGGGCGGCGTTGAGGACCTCGTTTTCTACGAAAGAATCGCAGTAGCTGACATTGGCGTCAGGCTGGACAACCCAGACAATTTCCTTGCATGGGTGGTTGAAATTGAGCTTAATCTTGTTACTGGACGATCCAATGGATTCGGCGCCAGTGAACTGAAGCTGTTCAATGAGGTACTCGTGGGGGTTCTGGGCCATGCGTCTACGCTCATCGGTATCGAGGAAAACGTAATCGACGTAGAGCGAAGCGGCGACGAGAGACTTGGAGTAAGCCTTCGTGGCTTTGACATTGTTATCGTCGGTAGTTCCTACCGTGCTGACGGCGAAAAGGCACTCGTCCATAGGGCGGATCTCGATGTTAATCTTGACCTCATGGTACTGAAGAGCAATGAGGGGAAGAGCAAGACCGGGATTGCGGCAGAACCAGAACTCAAGGGGAATGTAGAGCGTGGTCTCGGGGAGAGCCTGACGGGGGGCACAGACCGCGTTGGGTACGTTGGCACTGGAGCAAGCAGTGGCGACCTCAGCGAAGGCAGGGTCGGTAAGGTAGGTAAGCTGGGTGGTGTTACCAACCATCTTGTGGAAACCATCCTCCTGCTCGGAAGTAAGAGTAAGCTGGTTCCAGATGTGCATCCAGTCACCGTACTGTCTGTCGATGCGCTGACCACCAACCTCAACCTCAACCATTGAGATGAGCTGGTGTCCGGGGTTGTCGAGCCACCTGGCGTATTTGGCATCATTCTGGTTAATCTCGGGGAGAGTAACCTGAAGATAGGTTCTGTAGGCCAAGTCACCGTTTCTCGAAACAGTGCACTGGACACGGCGACCGAAATCGGCCTGACCGTTGAAAGTTTGTTCAATAGATTCCATGGCAAAGTTGGTGTGACGTCTGTAGGTTACCTTCCAAAAGGTAATTTGTGGGTTGCCCGTAAGATAAACATCTTGAGCACCGTAAGCGACTAGTTGCATTAATCCTCCTCCCATATTATTATAATATTCCTAAAGAAAAAAAAATTTTAAAAAAAAAATTAATTAAAAATTTTTATGCTCTCATATTTTTATTATGATGAAATATTTGTTTCGATAAAGCGTTTTAAATATTTATCAGTTAAAACTTCTTTTTTTCCATTATGTTTTTTTGTAAATATATATCTATTTTCCTTTTTTTGTATTTTCCATCCTTTATTTAAAGCATTAAATACAAACATCATTTTCGCTTTTGTTAAATAATCTATATCATTATAGTTTGATATATCACCTATTTCAATGTCCATAATAATTTAAAATTATATTTAAATTATCCATTTTTTCGGTAATAAAAATAGTTAGTATTTTTTTGATATAAATATAATACCTAAATATAAATATGCCGAATTTTAAACCAAAGGCCAATAAAAAATTAAAATTTAATAAAAAAACAAAAATTACATTGGACAATACACATCGTGAAAAAATGGAAGAGTTTAAAAATATTAAAAGTACGATTATTCCTAATGATAAAAAAAAAATAGAAGAATTAAAAAAAAAGTTTAAATCATCTAAAAATATTGATGAAAAGTTATTACTAAAAACACAAATTAAAGAATTAAAAAAAAAAATAAAGGATGATAAACAAAAAGAAAAAAATTATCTATTGAATAATTCTAAATATATTTTTAATTATTTTGAAAAAAAGAAAGAATTATCATTAGGTAAATCTAATGTAAAAAAAAAAGTTTTACATGGTTTTTTTGATAAAAATTATAATGAAATTAAAGAAGAAAAATCTCAATTTAATCAAAGTTTAAATTCTTATTTAAAAAATATTGATGAAAAACACATAGATATTGAAAAATATAAAATAAAATATGATGTATGTGATAAATGCTCCGGAGAATTAATTCCCATTGAAAGCCAGGGAATCATGGTTTGTAAAACATGTAGTAGACAAGTTAAATTTTTAATAGAGCATGAAAAACCGTCCTATAAAGAACCACCAAAAGAGGTTTGTTTTTATGCTTATAAAAGAATTAATCATTTCAGAGAAATTTTGGCACAATTTCAAGCAAAAGAAACAACACAAATACCAGAAAAAGTTTTGAGTGATATAAAAAATCAAATAAAAAAAGAGAGAATCGATTTGACACATATGACAAATAAAAAGGCAAAAGATATTTTGAAAAAATTAGGATACAATAAATTCTATGAACATATTCCATTTATTAAAGATAAATTGGGAATTAAGCCACCGGTTATGTCTCCTGAATTAGAAGAAAAATTATGTAATTTATTTCTTGATATTCAAAAACCATATTCAAAGCATTGTCCAGATGATAGAGTTAACTTTTTAAACTACTATTATGTTTTGTATAAAATGTGTGAACTTTTGGATGAAAGAACTTTTTTACCATTTTTCCCAATGTTGAAGGACCCTGTAAAAAGAATAGAACAAGATTATATTTGGAAAAAAATATGTAAAGAACTTCAATGGGAATTTATACCCACTATTTAATTATATTATGATTTTGATAATATAATTAGTATTACAAATTACTTTGTATAATATTCAACATATTTTCCTATGTTTTTACTTACAAAAATTACAAACAACAAAATAAAAATATGGGGTATAAAAAAATACATAAATGATTCTTTTCTCAATATAGATAAATTAATATCCAATATTACTATTAGTAATATACTCCAACAAATTATCCATGATAAATTTTTATAAATTTTAATATTATTTGTAAAAAGCATTGGTATTAAAAAACTCATTACAACAAAAAATTTTGTTAATAATAATGAAATTAAAGCATAATATGGACCATTGGAAAAATCTTTTATATCTTCCGCTTTTTTTGATAAAAACATACCATAACCTTCAGATATACTATCTGATAACGCGAGGGATAACACGCTTATCATAATAATAACTCTTGATACTTTTGCTTGGACCAAACCAGCTATCAAACCAGCTGTTGTTATTACTCCCGAATTAAGACCAAATATAAAACCTTGTCTTAAGTCATTTGACATTATATATTTTATATATAATAAATATTATCTCGGAATATGTAATTCTTAAGATTTTAAACATATTCGTCATAGTCGGGAAATTCCCTTAAATATTTATTTAATATATGCGTTATAATTACTCCCTAATTCACCCATCTCACACTTGTCATGAATGTCATGAACCTCCTTTTTTTATTTTATTTATTTTAACTGTTTTATTTAATTTAATTATTTTATGTTTTTTTGGAGATTTTTTCATTATAATCCCGGACAAATCCTTAAATTTTGTTTTTGCTACAGTTTTAAAACCATTTTTTTTGTAGAAACGAATCGCTTTTTTATTATTAGACCTAACATCCAACATCAATACTTTATTTTTATGTTTTTTTAAGAAACCGAGAAAGATTTTTTTGGCGGCCCCATTTCCTTGATTTTTATTGACCAATTGATTAATTTTAATATCATCAGGAGTTAAACCTAAATTTTTATATTGTGTTGGTACTTTTTTATAAATCTTCCATGTTAATATTACACCGTTTTTAAAAATGATTTCTTTATTCTTTATTTTTTCTTGTAAATTACCTTCTAAAAAACGAAAATAACCGCGCGGGAAAATATCTGGATAATATTGTTTAAAAATTTTTACCATCTTTTTAATTTTTGGATTTTTTTTCACTGTTTTATTTTTCACTGTTTTATTTTTCACTGTTTTATTTTTCACTTTAATTGATTTACGGCTTTTAACTACCATATATATATATAAATACCATATTTTATATTTTATTTTTTATATATAAGTAGTGTCTGATGTACCTTTACGGTATATCCCAAACGCTTAGCCTGTGGTAACATTAATTTAATTGGCGAAATTTTTTTATATGAAAGAATAATTTTATCAAAAGGCTTCATACCATGTTTTTCAAGTATTTTTTCGGTTTGAAAAGTTAAATCATAAAACTTGTGATTTTTGCGCCAATCCCCAACCATTATACAATATTTGGATTCTGGTAGAGCATTTTTAATTGTTCTGGAGAGAATTGTTTCATATTTCTCAAGAAATTCCTCCCAACTTTTCTCTCTATCAATGCCATCCTTCTCATATTTTTCAAGATTCCAATAAGGTGGACAAGTCAGTAACCCATCATGTGTTGGTATTTCAGCTGTCAAACTGTTTGCTAAAATATTAGTGACTTTGAATTTATCTTTCGCATTTTTTATTGCTTTTTCTGAAATGTCATATCCAATATATGTTTTATTTGCGTTTTTTATTGCGCTGTGTCTTTCCCCCCAACCTGCGAATGGATCAAATATAATTTGACAATCTCTTAAATGATATTCAGCACACCATTCCGCAATATCATTTGGAAAGGGACTATATGTTGACCTACTTGATTTTTTATCATGATGTTGTTTACCACGAATACCTTTCATACCAATAGGTTTAACATCATAAACAGATACCGGCATGTATTTATAACTGATATCCTGCTTAATTTTTTCTTCTTCTATTTGCTCCATTTATTGTTCTTTGGTTTTTAAATTTTTAAATTAAACTTAAATATATTGAATTATTTATCAAAATATTTAATTATTTTACATAATTTACATCATTCACATAATTTACATCATTC